CAAGTATTTGTCCGCGATCCAGAAACATTTGAGATGTACTGGGTTGATATGATAAAAGTGGCACGTATTATTGTCAACGAATCTGAAGGCAAACGTCCAGAACAATATATTATTCGCGATATCAACCCTAATTTTCAAAACATGTCCATGGCTGCAAAGACAACATCTGATTATTATGTGAGCCGTAGCACTGGATCAGTAACTACAGGAAACAATTATAATGCACCAAATGGCGGAGCTGGCGGCGGAGCTGGCGGCGGCGTTGGAAATAGTCGTTTTACACAGGCCATGAATGAAAGCTGTTTGGATGCCAAACACATTGTTCATTTGAGTTTGAATGAAGGATTAGATTACTTTTGGCCATTTGGACAAAGTATCCTGGAAAACATTTACAAAGTTTACAAACAAAAAGAGCTGCTAGAAGATGCAGTTTTAATTTATCGTGTACAACGAGCTCCAGAACGCAGAGTGTTTAAAATTGATGTGGGTAATATGCCAAGCCATATGGCTATGCAGTTTGTTGAGCGTGTTAAAAACGAAATGCACCAGCGTAGAATACCCACAAACACAGGCGGTGGCGCCAACATGATGGATGCCAGTTATAATCCATTGAGTATCAATGAAGATTATTTCTTTCCAAGTACTTCAGACGGTCGTGGTAGTAGTGTAGATATTTTACCAGGCGGAACAAATCTTGGTGAAATTGACGACTTAAAATACTTTAACAACAAAATGGCCCGCGGCTTGCGTGTGCCAAGCAGTTATTTGCCAACTGGCCCAGATGACAGTGCCGCAACCACAAACGATGGTAGAGTTGGCACAGCATTGATTCAGGAATTCCGTTTTAACAAGTATTGCGAGCGGTTACAAAAGCTCGTTATGCAGAAGTTAGATTCTGAATTTAAGATGTATATGACTTGGCGTGGCTTCAACATTGATAGTAGTGTGTTCAATATTCAATTAACCGAGCCGCAAAACTTTGCTAGTTATCGTCAAAGTGAGTTAGACACTGCTCGAATTGCATCATTTACTGCTATTGAGCCGCTGCCTTACCTAAGTAAACGCTTTATAATGGAACGCTACTTAGGATTAACCAAAGAAGAAATTCTTGAAAACGAGCAGTTATGGCGTGAAGAACGCGATAATCCAGAATTGCCAGTTACTGGGCAAGATTTGCGCTCAGTTGGTGTAACACCGGGTGGAATTGAGTCGGACATCAGTACTGGTGAAGATCTTGCTGGCAGTGAACTAGGTGGTGCAGAAGTGGATGCAGGTGCCGGACCAAGCACAACACCAACCACTGTGGCTCCTACTACACCAGCCACTGGCCCGGCCGGCTAAACTTTTAAACGGTAACTAAATACACTATGATCCTTAGTGAAATATACCAACGCGACCCGTCTGCTTATCAAGATATAAGCCAGGATAATACCCAGCCAAAGATGAATAAGTTGCGTACTACCCGCCTTACTCTACGACAAATTAAAAAATTGCGCCAATTAAATGATGTAAGAAAGGTAGAATTTCAAGAAAAATTAAAACTCATCAAGCGCCAATATGCTCCGCCTCCTGCGGCTCCTATGTAATTAATATTACATAAAACACCACTTTTCTCCGCATAATACACTGTTATTATCATTTTGTTGTAAATAAAGTACGAGCCATTTAAGGAGAAAATATGACATCGAAATTTGAACAGTTAATCGAATATGTGATTAACGATGAAGAAGCGAAAGCCAAAGAACTATTCCATGATATCGTAGTTGAGAAATCACGCGAAATCTACGAGAATTTAATGAACGAAGAGTCTGATGCTGAAGAAGACGACCATGCTGAAAAAGCCGCTAAAGAAGTTAAAAAAGACATCGAGTATGATGATGCTGAAGACAAAAAAGAGCGTGCCGACGAAGGAATGGAAGATGACACATCCGGATCTGCCAGCCAGGATTTGATGGCCGAAGTTGAAACTGACGAAAATGGTATGTCTGAAGCCGATGATGCAGAAGCTGAATTTGACGACGAAGCTGAAGAAGACGGCGAAGATGTAACCAAAGACATGGAACATGACCACGATGCAGAAGGCGGAATTGAAGATCGCGTTGTTGATCTCGAAGACAAACTTGACGAATTGATGGCTGAATTTGAAGCTCTTATGGGCGACGAAGCTCAAGAACACGGCGATGACGAGTTTGATATGGAGCCAGTTGACGGTGATGTAGGCGGCGACGCATACGCACAAGACGACACAAGTGAGTTTCAAGATGTACCAATGAGTGAGAACATTAGTTTAGCTAAGGTTCCAGCTCCAACACACGGCGACAACGGCGCAAATGCTAAATCACCAACAGCATTTAATTCAGGTGCTGCTGGGATGGAAGGCAAGCCAGTACGCAATGTAGCTTCTGAAGCAAATCCAGACGGTACAGCAGCTTACAAAAAGCCAAGTAATGAGTACAGTAAAGGCGAAACATCCGTAAAAGGCGCAGGTAGTTTTAAAAATACTCCAGCCAAAGACGGTAGCAAGTTAGCCCCAGCACCAAAGCCAACATTGTCACAGGCTGCAGGTACAAATAGTCGCACACCTTTCCCAAAAGGTTAATCCAGAGATATGGCTCGCAACACTTATCTTAAAGAACATCTAAGCTTCTCTCAGGCAAAAGTAGAACTTTTGACTGAGGAAGCCGCTGATGGATCTGGTAAGACCCTTTATATGAAGGGAATTTGCATTGAAGGCGGCGTTCGCAATGCAAATGAGCGTGTATATCCTGTAAACGAAATTGCTAAAGCTGTAGGAACCATCAACGAACAGATCAAAACAGGTCATTCTGTACTGGGCGAAGTAGATCACCCAGATGATTTAAAGATCAATTTAGATCGAGTAAGTCATATGATTGAAAACATGTGGATGGATGGCCCTTGCGGATACGGCAAACTCAAGATATTACCCACACCAATGGGCCAGCTGGTTAAAACCATGTTGGACAGTGGTGTTAAATTAGGTGTTAGTAGTCGTGGCAGCGGTAATGTCAACGACCATAACGGACATGTCAGTGACTTTGAAATTGTCACTGTGGATGTAGTTGCCCAACCAAGTGCTCCAAATGCTTATCCAACAGCTATCTATGAAGGCCTCATTAACATGAAGCATGGTCATAGAATGTTTGAGATGGCAAAAGAAGCAGGTCAGGACAACAAGGTACAAAGATATTTGAAAAACGAAGTATTACGGTTGATCAAAGATCTTAAGATTGAAGGAAAATAAAATGCTAGACGCACTAAAACCGTTACTAGATAGTGAGCTTGTTACTGAAGAAGCCCGTTCGGAAATCAATGAAGCTTGGGAAGCCAAGTTAATTGAAGCCAAAGAGCAAGCACGTGCAGAACTCCGCGAAGAGTTTGCACAACGCTATGAGCATGACAAACAAGTGATGGTGGAAGCCCTAGATCGTATGGTAACAGAAAGTCTTGTTGCAGAAGTTGAGCAGGTAAAAGCTGAAAAGCTGGCACTTGCAGAAGACCGTGTCCGTTTCCAAGCTAAGATGAAAGAGTCATCCACAAAGTTTAACGACTTTATGGTGACCAAATTAGCAGAAGAAATTGGCGAACTGCGTAGAGACCGCAAGACACATAACGAAGGCCTACAGAAGTTGGAAGGTTTCATCGTTCATGCGTTGGCCCGTGAAATCCAAGAGTTTGCAGCAGACAAGCGTGATGTAGTGGAAACTAAAGTACGCTTGGTACAAAATGCTCGCACACAATTGGAGTCATTGAAGAGCCGTTTCGTAAAAGAATCAGCTGGTAAAATGACACAGGCTGTAACCAAGCATCTCAAGGCTGAACTAGGCCAGTTGAAAGAAGACATTAAAGTTGCTCGTGAGAATAACTTTGGTCGTCGTATTTTTGAAGCATACTCTGCAGAATTTGGTGCAACTCATTTGAATGAGAACGCAGAAGTTCGTAAATTGCAAGATGTTATTGCTGCCAAAGATGCTAAACTGTCTGAAGCCATCCGATTTGCCAAGAGAGCAACAGTTCTTGTCGAATCCAAAGAACGCGAGTTGCGTATTACCAAAGAATCCAATGTCCGTCAACGGACCATGGACGAATTGCTGGCTCCCTTAAATGAAGAGAAAGCAGAAGTAATGCGTAACTTGTTGGAAAGCGTACAAACACCTCGTTTGAAAAACGCTTTTGAAAAGTATCTACCAGCTGTATTGGAGAATCGTTCTGTAAAAGCTAGACCAGTGATTACAGAAACATTGTCCACAGCAACTGGCGATAAAGCTGCCCGTAGCCAAGAGCCAGAAGACCAAAGCGAAAGCAATGTGATCGACTTGAAGCGTTTGGCAGGGCTGTAAAAAGATTAAAAAAAAGGAGACTTAAATGTCACAAGATTTATTAGAAAGCCGTTGGGGTGAAACCAAAGATGCGCTGCTCGAAGGCCTACAAGGTTCTAAGCGTTCATCCATGAGTGTAATCCTTGAAAATACCCGTAAGTACTTGAAAGAGAATGCTACATCGGGTTCCACAGCGTCAGGCAACATCGCTACATTAAACCGTGTGATTCTGCCAGTTATTCGACGTGTAATGCCAACTGTTATTGCTAACGAGTTGGTAGGTGTACAGCCAATGACAGGACCTGTAAGCCAGATCCATACATTGCGTGTTCGCTATGCACAGAGTTTGACAGACAATTCATTAGCCGCTACAAGTGTAACAGCTGGTCAAGAAGCCTTGAGCCCATTCACCATTGCTACAGCATATTCCACAGTACCTTATGACCAAGTTACTCCAGCTACTGGATACACTGGTAATAACACAAGTACAATGGAAGGTACGGGCGGTAAGCAGATCTACATCCAGATCTTGAAGCAAGCAGTTGAAG